AAAGATCTTATCCACTTCTTGTGCCCTTCTGAGTTTGCTATATCAAAGTAAGCTTCCCAAAAGTCTTTTGATGTGAAATCTATTTTTCTCCCCGTTTTGGGCGAGACATAACCCTTCTTGGATTTAGCTATCTCTTTTAGTTTTTTATATGGAACAACATACTTGTGTGCATTTTGTGAATGTACATAAAATGATTGATCACATTTGCTTTTATAAATCTCATTTATCAAATCAATATCTAATATAAATTCATTTTTAGTATAAGCTTTAGTATTGTAGCCACCTGCCGACCCCCCATAGCCGTCTGCCGACCCCCCTAATATTTTATATAAATTGCTTGTATTATCTCTACGATCCCAATCTATATAACCCATATCTTTTAGTTTTTTTAAATTGTCTTTAATAGCTGTGAGGGAAAGTCCTGTGAGTTCAGTCAACTTTCTATGGGAGGGATATGAAGTCCCAAACTCATCAGAGTAATTAGCTAGAACAATTAGCAATAATTTTTGTGTTGAATTTACCTCAACCTTTAAAACTTTTGTAATGTATTCAAGCGACATATTTTTCCCTCACTGGCGTATATTAACTTTAAATATAAATCATTGTAAAGTATTGTTTTTAATTTATTAAAAGTTTACAATTCTTGCAGGAGGTTTTTATGAGTAATAAAGAAATATATACAGCACTTAAAAATGTGCAAAATTATATGTATCAAAATCCTATTGCAAAAGAGGGCGTTAATACATTTCAAAAATATAAATACAGGGGTATAGATCAGATCATACAATCCTTTTCAAAACCACTGCATGATAACAACATACTTACTTTAGTCCAACCTGATCTTAAGGTATCAACTAAATTTTTAGACGATGGAAGATCAACACTTACAAGAGTTGTTGGAACCTTAAGGTTTATATGTACTGAAGATGGGTCTTATGTTGACAGGTCTTATGTTGGGCACAGCAAGTCACAACAAGGTAAAGACTTGGAGTCTGCAAGATCTTTCGCATATCGTAACGCTTTGCTTGAAACTTTTTGCGTACCTTTTGAGGGTGTCGTAGAGCCTGAACTTGAAGGCATTGATCAAGGAGCACCTGCTGAAGAGGTAGACGAAACAGCCGTTATGGTTGATGACTTCACCAAAGAAATAAAAGCATGTGCAAATAAGGAAAAAGCCAAAGAGATATATAAGAAATATGAAAAGGTGGCTAACTTAAGTGGCGATGATGAGATCAAAAAACAATTAGTATTAGCATTTACAAAGGTGTACAAGAATGATTAAACAAGGTACTCCTGAATGGCATGATCAAAGAAAAAACAGAATAACTGGTACAAGGCTACCTCGTGCCGTCAAAGAGTGTATGTGGGCTAAAGGAAACCAATGGGAAGCTTTAGGTAGAGATATCTATAGAGAGGCTCACAACTTATCTCAAGACCCTTTTGATCAGAGAGCTATGTTTGCTATTACCTATGGTAGTAATCACGAACCAGTTGCTTTAGAACAATTAAAGAGCATGGGTTATAAAATAACTCAGCCATCTTTTGTTGTGCACCCTGAACATGATTGGTTGGGTATGTCTCCTGACGGAGTTATTGTTTCTGGTAGAAATGGAAAAGTTTCTGCTGTTGAAATTAAATGCCCGCAAACTAAACCAGTTAAGAATGTTAAAGAGCAAAAAAGAAACTATTGGCATCAAATGCAAATGGGCATGGAGTGCATGGATATAGATGAGATGTTGTTCTTTCAATGGTATGAAGATGCACACTATCAAGAATGGGTAGAGAGAGACCCTAGGTGGGCAGAAATTTACATACCAAAAGCTAAGGAATTTATGGACTGGTACAAAGATGCATCTAAAGATCCTAAGTATATTGCTATGTGGTCAGAGACAAAAGAAGAACCAGGAGTCAATTATAAATCTGTAGATGATGATGATGAGACGTCAGAGCTTGCAGATGTATTAACCGAACTAAATGAGCTCAACGAAAGGAAAAGCTTGCTTGATAAAAGAAAGAAAGAACTTTCAGCCGAAGCTGTGAAGAGGCACGGAGGAGCATTTAGTACCTCAAGAGTGAAATGTCATATGACACAAGCTAGGGGTCGAATAAACTACGCCAGATTGGTAAAGGATCAGGATATTCCTTTTGACATTATGGAAGGCTATAGGTCAGAGGGCGACACCAGAATTTATACCAAACTACTGGAGGAATAAATGACTATTAATAAAAATGAAAAAAAATCAATTAGTTCAAGGATTAATAAATCCACTTACGATAAACTAGTGTCTGCCAGTAAAAAGGCTGGTCATAGGTTTTATGATCGTAAGGTTGCCTATATGGTTAACAAGATTTTAGATGACTGGGCTGATAAGGAGAAATAGAATGGCTGAATATGATAATACCAATCGCGGTGCGATTTGGAAAAACGATAAAAAAGAAACTGAAAAACATCCTGACTTTAGGGGAGAGCTTAATGTAAACGGAGCAGATTTTTGGGTTAGTGCATGGAGAAGATCTCCAGGTGCACCAGATAAAGCACCTGCTTTGAGCTTTGCTTTAACACCTAAAGAAGCACAGAGTGTAAAACCAAAATCTAATGAAGTGTTCCCAAAGGACATTACAGAAGATGACTTACCTTTCTAGGAGGAAATATGGGTAAAATTGTAACGCCTGGTGGTGAAGAGGCTGTAAAAAATATCACCTTAAATGTGGATGGAGAGGCTAGAGAGTATGAATTAGATAGCCTATCTAAAGAAGCGGTTAATCGTTTGAATGTTTTAAACTTTCATTCAAATAGTATTATGCCTTTGCTTACTGAGGTTATAAGACTGGTTCAACTAGGAAATCAGGTTGACCAAAATCAACTTACAGGTCTTCTCCCAGAGAAGTACACGGTTGTACAACAAGCTGAAGATGCGGTAGAATCAGATACAAAGAACACAAATGGAGCTGGTTCATCTAAAGAAAGCAAATGAATGCAAAACTAGAAAAGAGTCTCTCAGGTTCTGAGAGGCTCTCATCTGTACTAGGGGAGTCTTCCCTCTCAGGTTCACCCTGTAATGGCAGGGTTTGCTCTACAACAATAGGAGATATTCGGTGTAAGACTTGTGGTAGACATGAGGATGAAATAAGAGAATGGAATGAATTACCAGAGTTAAAAAGAAAAATAATAAATATTAAAAATGCCGCAGAAGGTTTCAAGATAAGGCAAGTGTCTTCACAAGAAGATAGATGGAGGGAGTTACAAAAATTGAAAAATATAGACAATCTAACAGTTGGCGATGCAATAAAAAGAGTTATTCATGTTGCTACATGCCAGTCAGAAATGTATCCACAAGATCATAAGTGCATAAACTTATTAAACAAGATAATAACATCTGGTCATAAGTTTAATGACATATCTATAAAATCAATAATGTCTCAAAATGACTATTCAGAAGTCAAAGACAAGTTCGAGTAAGGCTTTTAAAAAAGATCTACTGGTTGGGCAAGAACTAGAACAAAAGATCTTAAAGTCTATACAAAAAAAGTATCATACTGCTGTATTAATTCCAGGCAAATTTAAACCGTATGACATTTTTGTTCCTGAAAAAGATTTAAAAATAGAAGTAAAGGTAGACTATAAAAGCCAAGAGACTGACAACATTATTATTGAACTATATATGTTTGGTAAGCCGTCTGCTTTGCTCTCCACTGAGGCTGACTACTGGATAATACACACTGGTGTAGAAAACCTGTGGATAAAACCAAAAAAAATATTAGAGTGCATTTTACTAAATAACATAAGGGTTCAAGATCTATTGGGTGAAGGAGATAGTCAAACTAAAAAAGCCTGCTTAATTCCTATAAGCCTATTTAAAAAATATGTTATTGACAATAATGCGTAATACATGTTTATAATGTATACATAGAATATTTAATGGGGGCAAATAATGAACGGTTTAACAAAAAAAAATTAACGCAATAAAAAAAGCTAAAAAAAAATCAAAAGATTCTGAGTTTAAAAGAATATGGACTCAGCATGAGAAAATATTAATTGCAAAAAATAAAAAATGAAAACATTAACTGACGCAATAAAAGAATATTATAGGTTTAATAAAATGGGTAAGAATGATTTTACCTATAGAAAGTATTTTGAGCCTTTGTTTGCAAATCAAGATATTAAAACTATTACAAAAGAACAAATAGCTGTTGCTAGATCAGGCATAAAGGGGTCGCCTGGAACTGTTAACAGATATTTAAGCTACTTCCGTGCAATACTTATGTATGCATATGAAGAGTTAGGGTGGTTGGACACTAAGCCCATTATTAAAAAGGTAAAGGATTCCCCTAAAAGACTTAAATACTTTACTTTGGAAGACATAAAGAAGCTGCATGATGCTCTCCCCCTGCATCTAAAAAAGCCTTTTGTCTTCTCACTCCTCACCGGGGTTAGAATGTCCAACTGCTTTAATCTTAAATGGAGTGATATCAAGGAAGATCAGATAGCAATTGACGGCACTGAAACTAAAAATGGCAGGAGCTTATGCGTGCCTTTGAATGGAAGATGTAAAGAGCTATTAGACTCTATAGAAAAAAATCATAAATATGTTTTTACATATGCGGGTAAGAAAATGTCAAGAGCTTCTAATACTGGTTGGTATAACGCCTTACAAAAAACAAATCTCCAGGGTTTTAGATGGCATGATATTAGGCATACTTGGGCTACTCACCATGTGCAAAATGGCACTCCTTTACATACATTACAGCATCTTGGTGGGTGGTCTGACTTTAATATAGTAAATAGGTATGCACACTTATCAAAAGATTATTTGAATGATGCTTGTGAGACAACTAATACTCTGATATCTTAACTATAGAAACCTTCAGCAGAGCTGGTATTTCTATATTCATATTCCCTCGCATTATATGTTTATCGGCTCTGCGATTTCTTAACCTTTTCAATAGACTCATTAAAAGTTCTGTAATATAAATTTCTTTCTAGATTTAACATTTCCAGTTCTTGATAGTATTTTTCTTTGTCAGCTTCGTAATACTTCGATCTTATTTTATCTTCTTTTTCCCTAAACCCCTTTAGTTTTTTATCAACCTCTTTAAGAAAAGATCTATTGCCAAGCTTTCTTGTTCTTCTTTCCGATTGCGTATTTATAAGCTCTCTAGCCCAGGGATGATTTTTATCTAACCATACATCATTATCTATTTCTGAGTCTCTTCCGTCTGTGTACATTTTTTGTATGTCTGATAGATCAATATAATTATCATAAAACTTTGAACTATCTTGAACATCTCTTGTTGTTACAAATATTCTTCTTAAAAATGGTGTTTGTTCTAAACCAGCATCGTCTGGAGAAAACTGCCTAGCAACCCTTCCTAGGTTTCTACCTAAACCACCAGTTGCGTAGTCAATAAAATATTGAATTACTGATGGGTCTATATCTATATTTCCTGGGGCAAAATCTGTCCCACCTGTTGCTTCATTTATAGCTCTTGTAGTTTTTTCAATCCAGTCACCTGTTTTATTATTTTCATGCCATGAGCTTGGTTTGTTTTGCCCTGGAAAGTTTTGATAATAAATTGGCGACCCAAAAAAATCTTCGTTAACCAAAAGTTCTACCACTTGTTTTGCCGGGATCATGGCTAAAGAATCAGGAGTAATGGTTTTTGTTATGTTTTTAAATGTGTTGTCACTATTATCAAAACCTATTGGACTGTAATTAGAAACCAAAGACTGTGCAAGCTCAAGACCCGCTTCACCCACATCTCTGTCATAATTTTCCATTCCCTTGGAAAGAGCAACCTCTGTAGAAATTCTTCCAACATTGTGAAAAAACGCATATCCATAAGGAAGTGGGATTTTAACTCCTACTGGTCTTTTCTTGCCCTTGTTATCTATCATAAAATACTTTTTGCCTTGTCCTGATATCCCATATTTTTCTATAGTAAATTTTCCATCAATCTTTCCTACATTTGGGAACATCATTATTAATCCAGTCATCTTGTCAAAGTCTGATATTTTTTCATAATAAAGGTTACCGTCATCATCTTCTCCGCTTGAGAGAATGTTATACATTGCTGATGCAGAACCAATGCTTGCTAAAGATGCAAATATTTTTTGTTTTTGTTTAGTTGAAGCCCCTCTAAATACATTAACTGTTCCCTGTATACTCGCATTGAAAAACAAATACATAGATCCTATTGCTCCTGTACTTGTTCCACCTCTATTAAAGTTTACTGTTAAGTTTTTAGCAAGAGCTGCAGCTCTATCTAAATCTGCTGGAGTAACTTTTTCTAGCCCCCCTTTTCCATTTACAAAAGCTTCAAATGCTGTGATTCTTGCTGCGTTTTCTACAGAAAAGTTTACATCCTCAATATAGTTTAAAGTTGCACCTAAAGTTTTTTTAGCATTTGCCTTAAGATCTCCTTGATAGATATCCATAAGGTCTTTCATGTGTTTTTCTCTTTCCTCAAGAGTCTTTTGATCTAAAAATCCTGTTTGACCTCCTGCTTTTTTAAATGCTTCAATCAGCTTGTATTCTGATGATTGTCTGTCCATTGGGTTTTCAGAATTTCTTGAACGCTCATATTTATAATATGACTTCATGTTTTTAAAAAGGTTTTTCGCGTTGTAATGTTTTGCAACATCTTTTCTGGCGAACTCTTCAAGTCCCTCTAGTCTTCCTCCCTCCATATCTCTTTCTGTCAATAGATTGTAATAACCAGTTTGAACATCTCTTAAAAAGTTATTCATTATAAATTCTGGATCTATAGATGTATTAATATATGAAAGGTATGAAACCAAAGGTCTTCCAAATTTTAAAATTCCTTCGGATACAGAGTTATCTAAATTTTCAAAAGCCACAGCTATCTTTTGTTTTTTTAATGTTAGTGCGTATGATTTCCCGTTTGACTTAAATAAGATTTGAGAAGTACCAGGCTGTCTTGGGTTTGTATCAAAAGACCAACTAGTTCCGTCCCTATCAGGCTTTACATCCCATAACTCAGATTGTGGGTATGCAAGTGCAAGCTCTCCTCCAGCTTTGTAAACATTATTTTTTTGCTGATATATTGTTGCTGACAATGCATCAGATATTGTTTGTGCAATTGGATCTGCTGCTACAGAGCTCCTGCCTTTTGCAGCCTTTTCTATGTTTCTTGGTACTCCTAACTGTTTATTAATCATACCGCTGGTTGATATTTTTCTTTCCCGAGAAACTCCATTTAAGTTCAATGTATCTTCTGCTATTCCTTTTAATGGTACATAGTATTTATATCTATCATTCCAGTCGTCTACAAGATCTTCTTTGACAAGACCCGCCTCTTTGTAAGCGTTTCTTTTAATGTCAAGCATAGGTCTTATAAAACTTTCGTATCCAAATAACAGATTCTTGCCCTGTTCATTAAAAGCAATAGCCTTGCCATCCTGCATAAGCTCAATACCATATTCTTTAAGCTTGTCTTTTGCATCTTCATTGGTTATTCCTGACCCTGATTCTTTTTCTATCTTCTCTTTTAATTTTGAAATTCTTTTTATATCTTTTGCTGTTTGATCTTTGCTTGCATTTAGTTTGGCGAGCTCCTCTTGATTCGTAGTCTTTATATAACTATTTCTCTCAGTCGCATGTAGGTTTAATAAAAAATGACTGAATGTTTCTAAATCTAGCTTGCTTTTTTCAATATGCTTTGCCATCTTTGGCACTATATCTGATTCTATTTTTTTCTGAACTTCTACAACTGGACCTTGGAATATATCTGCTTGCAAGCTTGGTCTCCAATCTTTTTTGTTAGGATCTATTCCAGCTTTTTTGAATTGATCCTCGACCCCTTCAAAGCCATGTGCCTCAAGCAAACCTCCTTCAATTTTTCTTAAGTGTGAAAAAGTGTCTGCGTATTTTATTGAAATTCTTTCTGCTATATTTAAAAAAGATCCTAGGTCATTATAATCAAATGAGTTCATTGGATCTGGGTCATCTATTACATTGTTTTTCTTTTTGGGTCTTTTTTTAGCTAATAATATTTTTTGCAATTTTCCTGATCTTATATCTTCTTCTGTTTGAGCTTGCTCTTCTTGGGTAAAGTCAGGGGTTACTTCTTGTAAGTCTTCTAAAGTTACTGGTTCTGTTGGTTGATCTAAAGGTACAAAATCTGCATCTCTACTGTCAGATAATCTGAATCCATTTGCATCTTCAACAACCTCACCCCTTTCAATCAATCTATCTAAAGATTCAGCTACATCATCTTTTTTAAGTCTGTTTTGTGACTGTATCTTTTTCTCTTGTACTGGAGCTTCTTGCTGTCTAAGAAAATCAATCATAGCTAAATCATATTGATTTTCAAATCCTCCACGATTTTCTATTGATGCTATGTTTTCAGGATTTTTAGAAATTAAATCCATAATCTCTTGTTCTTTGTTTACATCTGGCTTGTTAGAGTTCATTTGCATAATTCTGTCAGGATTTAAAAATCCCTCTTCTTCAAAAAGAACTTGTAACTCATCAAAATCTTTTGCACCAGTTTTTGAATAATAGTTTTTGGGTATCTGACCACCAATTGCATATTTTAATTCAGCAAGCTTGTAAAAATCTTTAGAGATAGCTCTGTTTAAAACGCTTCTAGCTTTTACAGGTCTGTCCATTCTTGGGAACTTAACTTTTCTTTTTGTAGGTTTATAGTTATCTAAATCAAGCACAACTATTTCTCTTGCTATATGTTCAGCCAAATCTTCATTATTAGCAAACTCATTAAAGTTTTCTTGATCTGCTGTATCAAGTGTAAACTTATCTAAAACTGCATTAGACTTTGTTACATTAGAAACCACTTTCTGATGTGCTTTAATGTATTCATCGCCTTTTTTTATTCCCGCTTCAGCGAGTTTGCCTAAAGTGTCGCCTGTATATTTTATTGATCCCGTCACACCAATCGTTCCACCAACACCAACAACAGTTGCTAAAGATGTTGTTGCGATGTAATCAGTCAAAAGTTCTCCAACAGACGGACCTTTGTATTGCGGATTATCCTGGTTATCTAAAGCTATCTTAAGCTCGCTTTGTATGTCATGCATGACTGTGGATGTTTCTTGTAGAATAGTAGTTGCATTTTCCGCACCCAACTCTAAAGCAAGACTTGGGAACGCCTGTTTGCCCATTCTTTTAAAGGCACCATCATTTTTAGACACAAACTCTTTCATAAACTTTGAATTAGGACCAAAGCCTACTCTTCCCAGGGCTCCCTCAATTAATCCATTCATATTAGAGTTAGACATTGCTTGTGAATAATCAGCCCCGTTACTTATAGAGTCTGCAAAAGATGTCCCTTTTGATTGCAAACTCATTAACCCTATATATCCTTCTAAAACTTTTGGGCTTCTTGTAGCAAAAGTTGCAATGGCTGCGGGTATAAATTGCATAGTTGAAGATATACCGCTAATAGCACCTTCGCTTAAATCGTTGTATCCTTTTTCTTCGAATTTTTTTTGTAATCTTCTTTGTTTTGCTAATACTCTTTTATCAAATACATCTAAAACTCGTTTCTCCATCTCATTTACTTGTTGTCTGTATTGCTCATCTTTAGCATAAGATTCTGCGTGTCTCACTTTGTTGCTTTTATAGTATTTAGAGTATGGGCTTTTGCCTGTGACAATGTCGGCTGGGTCAAAAATACCTCTAACACCTTTTGATAGAACGCTTTTGGTCATGTCATATACCATGTCACCAAAGCCATATTTACCTTTTGCAACATCAATTTTTGCAAACTCACCCTCTAACAAGTTTGTGCTAAGAGCCGTAGATGCATTTGTCCAGGCGGTGCTTGCACCCGCGTCTAGGTATGCCTTTGTGTAGCCCCAAAGACTCCTACTTGGAGTTTGTTGTTGTTTTTGTTTATATGCTTCGATTAAAGGATTTTCAGGGCTTTGCTCGTTAAGCTCCTGTTGCTTTTGTTTATATCTTTCAATAAGTTTTTGATCTGCCACACCATGTATCCTTTTTTAAATTAAACCGCCTATCTCGAGTTCTTTTGCATAGTCTAAAATTTCATCTGTCGTAGGTTCTATACCAGCCTCTTCCAATATAGACTTTAACTCACCAAAAAGCCCAGGCTTTATCTTGTCAAGATTATCTTCCAATTCATCCATGCTCATTTGATTTGTAAGATCCTGGTCTAGTTTGTCAAATGTAAAGGTCTTTTTATTTATACTATTTTTAGCAAACATGTTTGTGGAGCCATCAAGCATTTCATTTCGTATTTGTTCTTGGCTTTTCATTGCAATTGTTTTCAACTTCCAAATAGGCAAAAGATCTCCGTTCTCATCTCTTTTAATTCTAAAACCATCATAGCCATCTTCATCAGTTTCCTCTAAGAGCCTGTTTACATACGGCAAATTATTTTTCATGTCTTCTATGATTGTCAGCTCTAAACCTATGTTTGATTTAGAACTACCAAAAAGCTCTCCATAAGATCCCTCTATATCTCCTAGCTTAAAGTCTTTGCTTATTTTTACAGACTGTTGATTAAAAGCTTTTGCTGCATCTACATCTATCTTTTTAAAATCTCCATAATTAGATGCTGGGTACATCATAGCTTGTTTTTTGGCTGCACCCTTTGCACTTGTAAACATAGGTGCATATTTTGGGTCTACCATGAGACCAAGCATAGCTCCGCCAGCTGCTGTAAAGTCTATTAGGTCTGTTAAGGAAAAAGCAACATCATCACTTTTTGCCAAGTCAGGTCTTATAATTTCTCTGTTAGTATCATTTAAAACCCCTGGCACTGTTACCACACTACCATCTTTCTTTTCAACCTCGTAATTAGCATTTAAAATTACAGAGTTATTTTGTGCGTCTATATCGTATTCTTTTAAGTTCAAACTTAATCCTATAACTGTTCCTTCAACATTATTGCTTTTAAATTTTTTACCAATATGTTTTTTAGTTTGCAACGCAAACAAACTATCTAAGCCCGAGCCATAATCTTCTAAGTTTATATTTGTAGCTGCATCAGGATTTTTTTGTATAACTCCCTGTAAATCCGCTGCAGTTTGATATCCTGGTATATGTTTTTCCGCCATAACTTCTAAAGGATTGTTGCCATAAATTTTTTCATGTTGATATGCAAGAGCAGCAATTCTCTGCTCAAAAAGGTCATTTTCTACATCTGATCTTTTTGACCAACCCTCGGGGTCATTAACTATAGGATCAAACTCATTCCAAAAACCAAGTAAAGATGCTCCTTCATTTGTCTGAAGTCTTATGTTTAATCCTAAACGATCTGCTGTATTTTGTAATTCTTGACTTTCTATATCAGATTGGGTTTGACGCTTGCCCATTGCTCTAAACTCTGGTGAGTTTTTATACTTTAAGTCACTAACAAGTTCTGATCTGTATTGTGCCGTTCCTGGATTGAATTTAATCCCTTGTTTTTGCACGATTTCACCGCTTTCGTTTTCAAAGAAAGCATTATCTTTTGTTACTCTTGCCCCAGTGGAGTCAGTGTAAAAACCAAAAGTTTCATCTTCGGAGAGCTCAAGTCTTTTTTCTTGTCTCTTGCTTTCTTCTTTACTTATAGACAACCTTTCCTCTTCTATCTTGGCTGCTCTTTCGTCTCTTTTACGTATTCTTTCAGCTTCTTGCTCTTGCAAAGCTAATCGTCTGCCATCTAATATAGCAGAGTACCCACTACTAAATCCTCTTGAAAAACTCATATTATTTTACTAAATAAAAAACCCACAGTTGCACCTATAAGTGCACCCACAGGACCTGCTCCAGCTCCAGCTTTTGCACCTGCATATGCACCAGCCATTCCACCAGCAGAAGTTAGTGTTGCTGCCTGACTCATCTCGGCAGCTGCCATTTGTCCCTCTAATTGTTTTTGCATTGCTGTATTTCTCGCCTCTTCTGAGGCTGCAACATTTAAACCCTTAAATGCTTGCTCCTTTGTCTTAAGACCAGCACCAATCAATCCTAATCCACTTGCCATTGTTACGCTCCTTGTGTTATTAATGATTTGCTTGTCATTCCACTGCCCAGTCCGCCTGATGTTATGTCAAGCCTTCTTTGCTCCGCCCTTTCCCTTGCAAAGTTTCTTGCTGCAACCAGTGCTGAAGTTTCTGATCTTTGAAAATCTGACTGTGTCTCAGGTCTTAAATCTAACCCGTAACCCTGCATTCTTCTTTTTTGCTGACCCCTGGCACTACTATATTGTCTTGCTACCGCCTCTTGTGCTCTACTAATTTCTTCTTGTTGTAATTGTTCAAAGCCCGTAGTCATTTGTTGAATAAGGTCTTGTTCTACGGGAAAAAATCTATTTAAATAATCTTGAAATTCAGCCTCGTATAAATCTGCTAATGTTTCTTGTGCACCTTGATCTCCACTTCTAAAAGGATTTACATAATTATTATTGCCACCATAGTTAAATCCATTCATTGTAAGGTTTCTAAGATCCATTTCGTTATTTTCAAATAGTCCGTACATATTTTTAACCCATTTTTCCAAATGTTCCGTAAATACCTAAACCTGTTCCCAAAGCAGTTCCAGCCATTTCTTGTCTACCCATATATTCTGACATATCTCCTTGTGCTTGAGCTCTTGCAACCTGACCAGAGTACTGAGCTATATCTCCAAGACCTGACATTGCTTGTCCCGCCTGACCTTGACCCATGGCTACAATATTTTGCATACCTTGATAGTATCTATCTACTTGTCCTGACAAGCCACTTGCAACCCCCAAGCCCATGCCTCGTCCTTGTGCTTGTGAGATACTTGACATTGCTGATTGAAATTTACCACTACCAGGATCAACATTTTGTTGCATTAAATTATTAGATACCATTTTTCTAGCATTTTGAAATTCTGGATTTAAAGATGCTGAAACTACTCCTTCCACATCTTTAAATTTACCAACAGATGTAAGATTTTGTACTTCTGATATATATTGATTTTCCAAAGGCACATAATATTGTTGATAAAGATTAAATCTTTGTGCAGCAATTGAAGCTAATGCTTTTTGTTGTGGTGTGTCTTTAATTTCTGTTGATCCGCCGCCGCCTGACATTATATTTTTTTCTCCACTATGTATTGTTTTGTTTCATAACCGATATGAGACAAGACATCTGCTAATCCTTTCCAGGGTGTCCAAAACTCTACTTTGTTACATCCTCTTTTTTCAGCCATATGTTCAATATACTCCATGTATTTGCCATTAGCATTTTCTCTTTTATCATAAGCCACCCAAATTAACAATGATTGCGTGGGCTTAAAAATACTAGGCTTTACTTGTAGAATAATAAAGCTCTCACATGGGTCTTGCTCTATATCTACATAAAGCTCTGCTACCCCATTTACTAGTGCTGAGTATATGTCTTCTGGTCTCCATTCTGGTTTTGCTTCTTTTTTTATTTCCCGCAAACCAGGTTCTATATGATCCCAATAAACTCTAACATCTACTTGTGATAGCATTTTATCCATAAGATACCATTAAATTATATAATAATGTAGCATTATATTACTAATTAAGAAGGCTCTGTAGGGAAAGCAACACTATCTAAGTTCTCCGCTTCGTGCTGTGAGCTGGGTAAATCTCTTAGAGATTGTCTATAATTTGCCCACTCTGTTTTTTTAGAATCTGATAAGGGGCTGTCAGACATTTGCGTCCAGTCTGAGTTTTGCAAAAGAATGTTTCTTTGTGATCTCACATCATCCCAAAAATCAACCGACACATTAACTGGGCTGCCGTCAACAAACTTTATACTTGATGGTGAATAATATCCCTCTACAATAGTTTCATCCGAGCCAACCAAAATATCATCAACTTCGCAATCAGAGCTAATTACAGATTCAATAATACCAGTCTCTGTTTTATATATAGTAAAGTGTTTCATTAGGTTGTGTTATCCATTGTAACGTGCAATTGCATGTGTGTATGATTATAAGTTCCAGAAAAGTAAACCCTCCAATACACAGTACTCTGCGAGGTCGTCATATTTGTTATCTGTCCCTGATACGTGTAGGTGTATCCACGATATGTACCCGCACTCCAATAAATATTAGCCTCTCCTCCCGAGGCGGTTATCCACGTAGAGTTATTTAGAGAATATTGAACTTTACCACCATTAACATTACCTAGCACGGCAGACAAAACTACAGAGTAAGAAGCATTATTTCTAACCTGAGTAATAGTTACTGGCACAAAGGACGCATTGGATCCTGTGTATGTAGTGTTTCCGCCACTACCTCTTATAGCTGAACCGTATCTTAAAAGCGGTACAAAGGCTCCTGTATGTGATTTTATATCTGTACTAACATTATCAAAATGTTTTACATTCAAAGTATCAACATTAATTCTTGCAGAATCAAGCTGACCAGCGTTTATTTTTGTAGCATTGAGGTCGCTAATCTTAGCGTTTGTAATGGTTGCATCAGCTATCTTAGCGTTGGTTATATTAGCGTCAGCTATCTTGGCTGAAGTAATTGCAGCATCTGCTATCTTTGCACTGTCTATAGCTGCTGTGCCTATCTTTGCATTTAAGATAGCACCATCAAGTATCTTTACAGAAGATATAGCACCATCATTAATGTCTGCTGTATTTATTAATGCAGTACTTGCTGATGTTCCTGTTGTTGAATTAAAGGGTCCTGGAGTGTCTTGAGTGTTAACAAAACGTATCCAATAATATCTTGTTTGATTAGTTCCTACTTGATGATTAAAAACATTGGCAGTAGTCTGTCCAACAAAAGATCTGTTTGCAAAATTATTAGAGGTTGCAGACCATATTTCAGCATGAGAAAAGCCTACAAAATTTTTATTATCCCAGTCTAAAACTATATTTTGAAAAGCACCTGTGGCATTAAGTCCAGTTGGTACTGGTGGAGTATCTAAAACTTCCTCATCCCCAATAATCACGTTGGTTGAGCTTCCACCAACAACAGAACCTGTTCCACTAATTCTTATATCGCGTTTTACAATACCTTTATCAATAAGATCCCTAAAGGTTACAGCCGCATCAAGAGGATTTCCTATCTCTCCTTTAAGCTGTGCAATAGACTCATTTACATTAGAGGCAAATCTTTTTCCTTCATGATCAAAAGCTCTAGGTACAACAAAGGTTCCTCTGGCTTTAGCCATTAGGTTATCTCCTGGGGACTTTCATATACGCAAACCTCGTTGACTGGGTCTGTTCCTTCTAAAATAATATGAAAGGATTTTGTTCTATACCCTCCAGGTAATCTAAATATATTGTTACTAGTAACTGTTTGAGTATGTTTCAAAACACCATCAGCATAAAGTTTAAAAGTTAAACTGTTATAAGAGTCAGCACTTACTTTTGCTACACCTGGTGATATGGGTCTATTGGTATAAAACTCTTTTGATTTCCATGTATAAGTTCTTTTACTGCTTGATCTGCCGAACTTTTTTAGAACTCCACCAATAACCAAATAAAGCTCATCGTTTTCTCTATCGTTGTAACCAGCATGGGCATAAAAATCTAAATCTACAAAAGCATTCTTGCCACCCCTTGGATCAAAGATAAAACCCTTTTTAGTATTTACATCTGAACCATCCCAAGTAAATCCAAGATACTTTCCCTCATACTCATAACCCTCTACGTTAGAAGGGTAGTAATCCTGCCACTGATCTCTGGTAAATATCTGTTGTGTAATAAGTTGTATTCCTGAATTAGAAGCTAATACTAGACCGTCTGGTGATGAATATATTGCGTACTCTCCCATATCAACAAGAGATCTTTTATTAGCACATGGAAGGTTTGCGTCTATCTCTACCATAGCCATGGCACTTGGATCTGTGCCTGATGCAATAAGTGGCTTTCCGTTTGTTGTTACTAGTAAACCAGATGCTATAGATGCTATAGCAACTATGTCTGTTGAGGTTGTTAATTGATTGGCTAGTGGATAAGAGTGTGGCAAAAAGGCTTCACTAAAAAGCAAAGTGTTACCACTAAATCCTGCTGTTATACCATTGGGCATAGTAGTGATACCAAACATAGGTCCATCTGGGTGATCTGCTGAGGTATCATCTGGTGGTGCAAGATTATCTGTTGATTCTATTTCTTCCCCGAGAGAGGCGTCTAGCACTGCCTCTGTTGTTGTTCCAGCAGAGGTTCCAGTAACATCTTTAACAAACCTAAATACACCATTTATATCTGTTCTATATATTCTTCTTTTAGAGATATTATAAGTTCCGCTTGTAGCTGCTGGTAGTGATATAGTTACTGTGGCTCCATCAGAGGCATCCACAATATCTATAGCTCTAACAGCACTGGGCGGACCCTCTTCACCAAATGCAGTTATTTCTGTATAAAGATATGCTCTAGAAGATATAGCAGCTCCGTCTGCTGCTGTTGCATTATTGACTGACGGTGCAGCTGTAAATGCGGCGGGGATAGGTAAGCCTAGTCTGTAGGATGTTACAGGATAAGGACCTGATCCAGTTATACCATTTGAGGCATCCACCATTCTTGGAAAGCCAGAAGATCCGCTTACCCCTGTAAAGTAAAACCTACTAAATGCATCTTCCTTGATTGGGCTTTTAATAACATTAACGTCATCATTAAAGGTAAACCACTCATTATCTGTTGCTTTAAATATTGTTTTAGTGGATGTGGTTATATGTGATGCTGGGTGCGTGGGACCTGACTCTGATGCATCATTAACATCTTGAGGTAAAGCCTCTAATCTGCCTCTATCTAAAAAAGCATTCTCAGTGCTTTGTGCTACATCCTCGGGTAATAACCTAGGTGCAATTTTTTCGTTTAATCCACTAAATGTTGTAAGTTTAAATCCAGCCACGTTAACTCTCTGTTGGTATGAATACTCCTGCCTTTATTAGTTTTTCTCTATTATGCATATGCTCTGCCTCTATATCGTCTTTTGACTGACCATGGTAAGCAACGGCTAAGTTTTTCTTTATCATTTCAATATTTAAATCTAAGTCATCAGCAAATATAGTTCCTAGAACTCTGCCGAATTTACCCTTCTTATCTAGCTTTGTTTGAACCTTTACAAGCTTAGCACTTTCAATCTTTTCTTTTAAAAAACTTGAAGCTAACTTGCCTCTAGCTTTTTCATCGAGATCTCTAGTCCTTGACTCTGGGGTATCTACTCCATAAAGCCTGATTCTAGATTTGAAATTTATATCAAAACCCAAATGAATCTCAGCATCAATAGTGTCACCATCAACTATTCTAGTAACAGTGCATTTATATTCATACATTGTTTATTTTTTCTTTCTTTTTTTTACAGTTTTGTAAGCTTCATTCTTGGCAGTCCTGGGATCGTCTGCAACATAACGCCCTTTCTTATCCCTTGTTCTAACTACCTCAGACTCAACTAGACCTATCTTTGCTAATAAATTACCAAACCAGCTCATTTGTTATCCTCCTTTTGTTGAGAAGCTCCAAAATAAAAAGATATCACAGCACTAGCTAAACCACCTAAATATCCTAGCACTAAATTTATTAAGGCTTCACTGTTTTGCTCTGGTGGTTGTATGGTTACTAAAAATATATAACTCATAAATCCGCTCAAAGTAATGATACCGATAATTCTTGTTGTCCAATCTTTGCTAAAGTTTTTTCTAGCATTTTGCTTGTCATCAGTTTCTAATTTAAATATATCAACATCTAACTGTTTCATCTGTTGCTCAAACTCCTGCTCTGCTTTTTTGAGCTGGAGCATTTGTTCTGGTGTTGCTTCAGCTATTGCTCTTTCTATAGACTTTGGATTGTTTGGTACGCCCAATGTTTCGGCTATAAGGTTTGCCGCCATGCCTCCCATAGGACCACCCAATGCTGTTCCCAATGTTGGAGCAACTGCTCCCACTACATTTTTTAATAAACTTTTTAATGCCATAATAATCCTTATACTGTGTATATAATTAAAGGTTTACTTTTACCTTTAACTTTTATTGGTTTTAGTAATTTTAACCCAATTTGCGACTTATTTGCAGTTGATTCACCAATCAATATATCAACCCCTGCTTCCTTGGTAGCTGATTCAAGTCTTGCTGCAACATTAACAGCATCACCAATTGCTGAATAATCAAACCTAGTATCTGATCCCATGTTTCCAATTACTGCGTACCCACTATTGATTCCACACCCAATAGCTACGGGCTCTGATAAATCTTTTTGTAATTGTTGAATGGCTGTACGCATATCTCTTGCACATGCTATAGCTCTTTCTTCATGGCAGTCTAAATCCAATGGTGCATTAAATATTGCCATACAGGCATCGCCGATGAATTTATCTACCATGCCACCATGTGCCTGGATACATTTAACTTGAACAGTTAAAACTTTGTTCATAATATCTGTAACTTCTTCTGGTGGTAGTTTTTCAGATAGATTTGTAAAACCCCTGACATCTGTAAATAGAAATGTGCAGTTTCTTTTCTCTCCCCCGAGTTTCAGAAGGTCAGGATTGTTTTGTAATTGTTTAACTTGTCTTGGATCTAGATAATGCTCAAACTGTTTTTTAATTTGTTGACGCAATTTATATTGTTTTTTGAAGTTAATATAGTAAGCAACAGTGGAAGTTATGATTTGTGAGATAAAAGTCCATGAAAAATCCAACAAAATGCCTTTCTGAACGCTAAAAACGCCTGAGAAGCCCGTAGTGAAGAGCAAAATAATTACTATACTTAGACCCTTACCTATGCCAAGAAAATTAATTGTGAGCCATGTCAGCGACACAAAAATTCCTAAAATTAAAATTTCCGCTGCTAAATGCCAGTCAGGAATATAAGGAGAGTTTTCTATAAGAATTGACTCAGATAATGCTGCTTGAATTTTATGTGGTTCTAATAATCCAACTGGAGTTGCAATTTGTGGCATGATTCCATTAGCAGTTATTCCAACAAAAACAAACTTACCCTGGACATTCATTTCACTTAATGTGGTTTGCGGTGTGTCTACCCAACTAATCCACTTGCGACCTAAACTGTCTGTCTTGACTGGTGGCAATCCCTTAACTCTAATTTCTTCTATACCAAGTTCATTGGTTTTTATTACATAGGTTTCAGCACCAACTAATGACTTTAATACCTCTGTTCCAAATGCAGGAACATATCCGTCTGGTGTTTTTAATAAAAGTGGGATTCTTCGTACAAGGTTATCAAGATCAGTAGGTGCAGTTGCAATACCCTGTTGTACATAATTTCTAAGGTTGATAGTATTTTGAACTACACCTTGAGATAACATACCACCTTTTTCTTCACCTAGGATCACTGTACCAACTGTTTTTGGGTATATTTGATTTGGGGCTTCAAACATTGCCAATATTGATGTACCTTGTTGTAAAGACTCTGCAAACTCTTTATCTCCCCCAAGTCGATCAGGGTGAGGAAAAGATATGACCCAACCAATACCAAGAGCACCATTATTTAATATTTCATTATTTATTTTTGCAAGTCTCTGTCTGGGTAAAGGATAGCCTCCTTCCTGGTCTATAAAATTTTCATCTATGTTTAGTATTGTGAAATAGCCAGATGGTTGTTGTTCGGGTACCAAATAATCAAATACTTTTAACTTTAATATTTCTGTAGGAGGACTTTGAAATACTAAAGGTGCTGCTAATATAGTTAATAATAAAAAAAATATTCTCATCAGTTGCTTTGGGTAACCTTTATGGTGCTACCCTCCCCTCCGTTTATTGATACCACTCTAGATACTCCATCTTGAATAAAAATAACTGTATAACCCGTATCAGAATCAATATCTACTCTTGCAGTATTGTTTACGCTTCTTATTATAGTTAGCTTTTCTCCTGTCATGTAAGTTGTGATTTGAGTTTCTAGATCTTGACCAAGTCTAGTTCCAACTATATTTAATGTGGTTGCATCTTGTGCCAACTGATCTTCTTCTTGTATTACCTCAAGCTCATCTAATATGTCTAAAAGGTCTTCAAGAAAATTTACATCTAACCAATTGTAGTCAAGCTCCGTAAACTCAAGACTATCATCCTCTAGATAATCTTTGTCTAAATCTTCAAACTCTAGATAATCCACATCCAGTATATTGCTTGATGTGTTTGCTGTTGTTTCTTCTGTTAACTGTGTATTTTGTTTTGGTGGGTTAACAATAAGCATGTTATCTATAATATCCAAAGTTAAGTCTAAAATAACTGGTTTGGTTGGGGTTTTTTCAAATACATCTACGGTTGTAGCTTGGTATGGTTTATTAAGTGTAACTGTACCCATGGCTGTAGTTACCAATATTTCACCGCTAGACAAACCATTAATATCAGGTAATAGTATTAATAAACTACGTCCAGTTTCATCTACAGTTACTGTAAAGTCAGTACCACGTATAGCTATGTTTGCTGTAGGTGTTTTTAAGTCTATATTATTTTTATCTATTTTATTAAGACTGCCTGTGATAAACCTGGCTGTGCCAAGACCAAAGGTGATAGCCATTTTAGATTTGCTAGGGTTAGGATCAAAGACGTATTCGTCTATAGTTAGTTGTGAGTGTTCAGTTAGCTTAACTTTAGAATCATCTAGGAATGTAATAGCCATACGACCATTGGTAGTTATAGCTTCATCGTTTTGTTGGATATTAAACTTTAGTTCAGCACTGTATGGCTGACCTCTTACTACTTGTGCAGATCCGTTTAACTCAGATATATTTCCAACATCAACAGCTGGTTGTTGTTCCGCCGTCGCTTTGAATGATACAGATATTAGAATTAGAAGCAGAGCTAGTAATTGATATCCAGTCTCTAGCCAATGTTGACTGTTGTTTAATATTGAATGTATTTGAACTGCCATCTAGATCCAAGTAAAAGTAACCAGCGTCTGAAGAAGTTGAGCCTCCATAGCCATTACCAAGAAAGTTAATTGTGTTACTGCTTCCGTTAACATCTACATAGTTTGTAGCATTCTCATAGTCAATGTCAAAATCAAAATCATTTGAGTCTCCAGATATAATCCAGTCCAAATCAAGATAAGACACATCATCATCCTCGCCTGCTTTTAAATCAAATGTATTACTGCTACCAGTAACATCTATATTCATGTTTACATAATCAGCAGTAATTAATCCTGTGCTGTTCAATAATAAATCAAATACATTAGAGTCACCATCAAACTCAAAAAAACCTGTAAAGTTATCACCATCTATAGCGTCTGATCTAAATATATTACTACTACCTATCTGATTAATATCAAGAGTCATTGAAACTCCGTCTAGATCTAAAGCGGTCATGGTTCCAGATGTTGCTTGAGTTCCACCGATTAAGTTAGATGATCCTAACTGTTCTAAATCAATAGATGCTGAGTTACCACTTTGATCAACATGAACTTCATTGTCCGCTAATACAGATACGCTAAATAACAAACCAATTAAAAATTTATTCTTCATTTATACTCCAGTAACCTTTTGTTGTTCCTTGTTTTATTGTTTCCAGGACTGCAGTTTCTATTGCTGTTTGTAATGCTATGTCTATAGATTCGTTTCTTACTAAGCCGTTTTCTATTTCTACTAGCTCTGTTTGATTAGCTACAAAACGAAATACATCATTATCTAAAGATGCACTTAATATTGTTTTAGTAACTAATACTTCAAGCAATACCTTGCCTGTAGTTACGGAAACAGTGCGAAGAGATATGGTGACTGTGTCTTGTTTATATTGCCTAGACATTCCTATGCCTAGATATCTAGCACCAGCCCCTCCACTCTTAATGTTACTTTCGTAAGATATCACACCACCTTGCATAATCAAGCCAGCAAACATTAGTGGTGGTAATTTTTTTTCTTCGTCAAAATCCTGACGCGTGCTTCTTATAATTTGTCTTTCTTTAGTAACATTATCTAAGCCAACACGCTCCACAACCTCAAAGAAACCACTATTGTTAGATCCTGCATGTTTTAACGCTCTAATTAGATAAGCATCTGGTGCTTGAGTTACCGCAGAACTAAAGGTTGCGTATGTACTGTTACTTCTACGTTGACCAGTTTGATCTGTAAACGATCCAGCATAAATTGCTACTACTGGTTTTTTGTCACTCGCTATTTTTATATTAGCTAAGCTGGGTACCAACAAAGATCCAATCTTTGCTGGTTCTGATTCTTGTATTGGTGGTAAATTGTTTTCTATTGGGTCGAACAGCAATGCACAACTAGAAAGAAAAGTCACCAAGAGGAAGTTGTATAATAGTTTCTGAACCATCGCTTGCAATTATTGTTAGTGTAATCATACCATCTTCGATAGTATAACTAATTGTATTTCCCTCTAAATTAAACGTACCCTCTGTTGACTGCGTTTCTCCAAACATATTTTCTACTATCTGCCTGGATATCTGTGCATATATTCTTGACTCTAAGTTACGAATGAATCTAGCCAAGGTTGTGTTTTCTTTATCTCTCTCGATTTGCTCCTGGATAGCTTTAAGTTCTTCTTTAACAGTTAATTTTCTTTGATACTCTTGTGAATCAATAGTTAAATAATGTGCAGATGTACCAATACCAGAAAATGAAGGTGACTTAAATTTATGCACCATTTCGTCAGCTTTTACATTTTGCACAAAAATACCTACTAATAAAATTATTCCTACAAAAGATATAATTTTTATTAATAAATCTTTTTCTTTAGCTTCCCTAATCTCTTCTTTGGTCATCTCTATCCGCCTTGGCAATTTTATTACTATCTATAAGCTGTGGCACCCCCAAAATAGTTTTAATCAGGGTGTCCTGTCTTATAATTTCATTGTCTAAACTTCTAACTCTATCTATTAGCCCTACCAAAATACCATGCTGGGAATCAAGCTTTGTTCCCAACCTTTCTTCCATAGCAGAAATAGATGCATTTACTTTTTCATCGACAGTGTCTAATTTATTTTCCATGCCGTCAATGATTCGCATAATTAGTTTCCAAACAAAGAATCCCAAGCCCAATGATGCGGCTATGGGAAAACCTAGCTCTGTAATTAAACTAACTGCTTGATCCACAGATTATTTACTTTTTAAATTTAGACTTGAGCCAATTTATCCATTCTGGTTTCTTTTTATATATTATAAACAATATTACGCCTGTTATGACAATTATCTCAATCAAGACTTCCATATTAACCTCCGATTGTTTTTGTTTCAGTAGTTGGGTTAATCTCTTCAGCTATTTTAGAGTCTAAAGCAGATTTTAAGTTTGCTACTTCCTCTTCACCCATAATGCCTTCTACC